ATCCAGGTGGTTCTAATCCATCTGGTCCATCATACTCGAATCCAGGAGGTTCTAATCCAGCGGGTCCATCATACTCGAATCCTGCAGGTAACAATCCAGCGGGTCCATCATACTCGAATCCTGCAGGTAACAATCCAGCGGGTCCATCATATTCTGGAACCTTCACTGGTAACTTTATAGGAAACTTCACTGGCAACTTTACTAGTGCTGGTAATTTTACTGGAAACTATGTTGGACCTGCTACGTATACTGGTAATTACACTGGTAACTTTAGCAGTATCTATACGAATATATATGGAGGTAACTTTACTGGAAACTACTCTGGCACTTATGCGGGGACGTATTCTGGAGCAACCATTGTTTCCTCAAAAGAAACTGTATCAACGATTAAACTGTGGATTAGGACGGCATAAACATGGTTCTTAGAATTAAATCCTCTGCAACTCCTGTGTCCTCTGCTAATTTGCAGGGATTACAGGCAATGACAACTGACGAAATTAAAAATTACGTCGCCAACATTCTAACAGTTTCCTTTGGTGCGAATGCTGATGGTACAGGTACAGGTGAAATCAATATCACCACAAACGGCACTGGAACTGGTACTTCTATCGGAACCTTTGTTGATACCGATCTTCAGGATGCAATAGGAACTCACCCTTCTGCTGGTGCGTTTGATACGGTTACGTTTACAGCAAAACAAGTTACTGCAGCGGCTGCCGAAAGTATTACAAATAGACCAATCAAATATTCTACTGACCGCATTAAAGAAATGTCGGATGCTGAAATTGATACCGAACTACTAGATTATGCTCTTACTGCTATGACTGTAGAATCTGCATACACTGCAGGTCAATATAAATTGCAGTCAACTGCTCCATCAGGCGGTACTTGGGTTTCTCGTTATACGCTGACAGATGTTGCGAATGGTGGTAACACTCTTACATACCTTTGGCAGAAAACTGCCGCAACTAGCACTCCAGACACCAGTCTGAAACCACTTAAACTGATCGATACCAAAGATGTTAAGGAAATGTCTTCTGGTGAAATTCTACAGATGCTTCCAAATTTCCGTAATAGAATTATTGATTCGGGTGTGGGAACATATAAGATTCAAACATCAACTCCAGTAGTAACTGGTACGTGGGTTCAACTCGGAAATTCTGCCACAGATACAAGAGAACAAGTTAATCCAGCAAACTATGCTGGCAACTTTGTAGGCAACTTTACTGGTAACTATGCTGGTGGATACGTGGGTCCAGCACCATACTCTGGAACATATACAGGCAACTATACTAGAAACTTTAGTGGTGGATACGTAGGTCCAGCACCTTACTCTGGAACGTATACAGGCAACTTCACTGGCAACTATACAGGAAACTTTGTTGGTACTGCTCCATACTCTGGTTCCTACTCAAGAGCATTTTCTGGTAACTATGTTGGTAACTACGTAGGTACTGCTCCATATTCTGGTAACTATCTTGGAACTTTCTCTGGTAACTATCTTGGAACTTTCACTGGTAACTACACTGGTAACTACTCTAGAAACTTTACTGGAACATATACTTTATTCTATGGTGGATTTGTTGGCGGAAACTTTGCAGGAAATTATCTCGGAACTTTCTCTGGTAACTATGCTGGTAACTACGCAAGAAACTTCACAGGTAACTATTCAAGTAACTTCACAGGCAACTACGTAGGTCCAGCGACTTATTCCGGAACTTACACTGGAAATTATACAGGGTTCTTTACAGGCAACTATGTTGGTCCAGCGACCTATACTGGAAACTACAGTGGAACTTATGCTGGTAACTTCACTGGAAACTATGTAGGAACAGCGACCTATACTGGAAACTATCTGGGAACTTTTTCTGGTAACTATGTTGGTTCCTACGTTGGTACTGCCACATATACTGGAAACTATAGTGGGACTTACTCCCAGACGTTCTCAGGTAACTATTCTGGTGCGACTGTTCAGGCGACAAAAGATACTATCTCGACTGTATATTTGTGGGTAAGAACCGTATAAATCTATTGACTTATGTGTAAGTCTTATATATACTAGTAGTATGAATATTATTTCTAATGGAGAATTGAATTGATTAATACCACCTCACCTATAGTCTCGCGCAAGATCGAAAATCCTTATTGGGCAAATAAAGAAAAGCAGCATATCATTGCTGAGTTTTTCTATCAAGATACCAATAAGCGTGTTACTGCATCTATTATGAACGATGGTAACAATCGCGACTACGAAGAAATTCTGCGCAGCTTTAGTGTCGAACAAATCGATGCTAATACAAATCGACGTATGGAAGATCGCAATCAACAGATTAAACAAAACCTTGAACGCCAGAAAGTAGACAAGACTCGCATGCAACAGGAACAACTGTTCGTTGCTAAGTTGGATGCCTTTGAAATTGATGCGGTCAAGAACTCTAAGAATCGTGATCTAAAATCGAAGATTCGTAAGTCTAAGAATTTTATGGAAGTCACTGCATACACAGTAATGCTACTGATGCAGGAAGAAGCGAATGCCGAATAATGGATTTTTGTATGTTGCCACTCGCCGTAAAGGTTACTACAGGGCAGCAAGAAACTCTGCGATCTCATTAAAAGATTATTATCCTGATGCGCATATCACATTCTTCACACACGAAGAATGGGTACAACCAGATGATTATGAAATCTTCGACACAGTTGTAACTGAAAATGTTCCAAGAGATAAACGAGCGAAACTTTGGGCGCTTGATCAAACTCCGTATGATTTAACAACCTACATGGATTGTGACATGGAAGTTGAGCATGAAGATATCCAAAAGATTTTCGACCAGATCCCAGATGACATCGATGTTATCTTTACTGCTAATCGCCCGTATAACGCAGCGCTGACTAAGTTATCTGACACAGAAGAAATGACTGAGCACTGCGGTCTTTTTGTATACCGCAATAATCCCCAGACTCTAAAGATGATGCGTGCGTGGTACGATGAATACTGGGAACAAAATAAACCTGATTGGGATCGTAAACATTATCCTGCTGGTGCAGTGGAATGGGATACGTTCACAATGTGGAGGTTATTGAACCTGTTTGATTTTGGCGTCAAGACGGGTAGATTCCCAGACCCAGATGCTCGATGGAACTTTGTTTCTGGGTATAAAGAGGAAGAACTCCAAGGACAACCGAGAGTCATCTATCATTATACAATACCACCCAGTTTGGTGGACTAAGGGCTTCAAAATGATTCAATTTACCAGTTCTATATCTAAAGATCTTACAGATATTTTAGATCCATATACTGATTGGTTTTTCGAACAAACAGATCAGGATCTAATTCTTGGACCATCTGACATGCAGAGAAATCGTCAGGGTGGACTTAATCATATTACGTCAACCGACGAACAATATATGAACCATGTCATTAGTAAGGGAAGATCTCACGTTGGATTCCCCGAAGTTGCATGGTGTACTGACCAAAATCAGGCGCATGGTCAACCATGGTTTCCTCTGAATTATGGAGAAAGGCAACAAAAAACTAATACAGAATTGATGTATTATCTTGGTGCAAAAAATAATGCTGTGTTTACATACTATCCTGAGAATGGATTTATGGGATGGCACAACAACTGGAATGCTGCAGGATATAATATTCTGCTGACATATAACAGCGAAGAAGATGCTGGATTTTTCAGATACCTAGATCCGACCACGAAAGAAGTTGTAACATTGATGGATCCGAAGGGATGGTCATGCAAAGTTGGATATTTCGGCGGAACTCATGATACTCCTGACAAAATCTTATATCACTGTTGTGCTAATACTTCCAAGAGACTAACACTTGGATATGTTGTTCCGCATTTGGAAATCTGGCGATCTATGATTGAAGATATTACTGGCGAGGATGCTTCTCACTTTGAGTGATCTTTTGACGCTCTTTATGTTTTGCTAGTAGTTCTTCGAGAATAGTTAAACTTTCGTGCATCGTTTCAATTGTATCTAACATCATTGGAACCGCAACTGATGCTTGGTGAATAATTGCCTGCTCGTAGTTTGCACGAGAAACAGTAGCAAGTTTAATTCTTCGGCGTCTAAAGTAATCTTTTATTTTACTAAGCAAAGAAGGTTTTCTTGCTTCGACCATATTCAACTGACTGCCTTTCTGGTCGGTTGCCTGTTGTCGCGCCTTCAAAATTTGTTCTTCTTTTATTTTTGCCGCTGCAGTATTTTCTCTGGCAAGTTTTTCATTTTCCTCTTTGAGGATTTGTAATTCTTCGACTAGTTTCGGATCTGTAACATGAACAGTTTCGATTACCTTCTCAATTACAACAGGTGGATTTTCTATAATCTCTTTTGCTTTAGCAATTGTTTCTGCTGCTACTTTCGATTCTTCTTCTATTGCAAGTTTTTGTCTCTGTATTTCTTCATGTTTTTCTTGTGCGATTCTTTCCCTATCAAGTTCTTCTTGAGAGGGTTCATTAATCTCAGCTTCGACGATTTCTTCCTGGAAGTTTCCATCGATCCATTCTTCCGCAACCACTTCCTCGGGCGGAGGTGACACTGATACTAATGGTTCTGGAATATAATCTTTCGGTGGCGGCGCGACGATCCTTGCCCTTGCCATATTAATTTACTCCCAATTCTATCATGCATTGATTGTCATATACTCTGCTGAATTTTAATTTTCGTTCATAACAAAACTCTGTAATTGCTGCTCTAACTCCAGGATGCATATGATTTTGTTTTGAAAAATCGTCCAAGAAAATTATACCATTTTCCTTTACAACATCAAGACTAGCGATTAAATCTGCCATCACACCCTCATAACTATGATCACCGTCAATATAGATCCAATCTAATTTCTCTCCAGTATATGCTGCGAACCATTCGCTAGATTTCATACGGTGGATAGTAACAGGCAGTTCTGCAAATTCTCTACAAATGCTTTCATATAGTTTGTCGTAAAATGTTTGGAAGTCTGCTGGATTATTAGATCCGACGATCTCGGAATATCGTTTTAGAATTCCTTCATAACCTAAATTCAACCAATCGGTAGTATTTTCATAAACAGAAATATCCCATGGATCAATCATGTGAAGATGTTTTGCTTTTGTCAACAAAACTTGGGACGATCTCGCTCGCCAAACTCCGATCTCTGCACCCAGAGAATTTCCTGGGATCCAATTAGCAGCCAATTTTACGATATCTGTATTTTTACCGAACATCATTTACTTAGTTCCTATTACCATAAAGCGATCGAAGTTTATTTTACCATCCCAACTATAATAGGACTGTTCAATCTGTCCTTCGTAGAGAACATTGGTAACTCCAACGTTTTCGATATGCTCTTCGATTGTTGGAACGCAATTGATACCATACATCTCCCTAAAAACATTTGACGATTGACAAGCAAAGATACAATCCTTGTTTGCTGTTGTCATTTTCTTTAGAGGATACATTGCCTCGCACCCAATTGAAATTACTACATCTGTTTCTAACACATTAATATCATGATACGCAAACGGAACATCCCAATTGATATGGTTGAGTTCAATTCCTTTCTCGTTATTATAGTAACGATTGAAAACCTTTGACAGTTCTAATGCATCGTTATCGACATCGATCAGATTTATTTTCTTGACACTTAGATTTTCACAAAGAAGCGGAACAAGGGGAAACCCTAACCAAGAATTTAGAATGGTTAGATTCAACTGCTCGGTTGATTCAATACATTTCTGTAGTTCTTCTACCATCCATATAGCAGCATCCATAGTATTTGGATTCATAGATTTACGAAAATCGTCATGCTTATACGGCATTTCGTGCGCGATCTTATCTAATCCGTCACCCCAGTTTCGGTAATTATTCAAGTAATTATAATTTAACATCTTGTGGTCTTTCCATTGAATCGTATAAACAAATAAGTGGTTCTTCGCGAAGGACTTGTTCCCGCACATCAATTGGCCATATGTATCCATAGTTGTAACTGTATACCCAACCATCGGGGAAAAAATTAATTTTTAATAGTTGCTCTCTCTTATGACCGAATAGATTATCAAGACCGCGATAATGAAAAAACATTTGATCTGGATAATCTGTAACAAACTTGGTAATCTTATTACCATCTAATCTGTCGTTCCATCTCAATACACTGGAATTTAGATCTGTATATGAACGAGGAATATCTTTTGTATCTCGTTTCATTTTTCTCATGTTGTGCCAGTGAGTGCGAACAAATGTCAATCCATCTTCTGGATCGTGGTCTACAATGCAATCGATATTGTTTTGAATGCCAATATCTAAATCAAGAAATAGTTTTTCTCCATATTGGGGTACAACTCTTCGATCAAACAAGTATAGTTTGTTCCACCACTTCTCATAGTAGTTGTCTTCAGGAAATGGAATTACAATTACGTCGGTATGTAATCCAATCGGGTGTTCGGTCAAACAGTAAAAGTTAAAATCAGTTGTTATATGTTCTCTACATTGTTCGAGAACACGATTAACATGTTCCGAATCATATTTAAATCCCCATTTTACCGTGTAAATATTAATCATCAAACGTTCCAATGCTCTAAAAGATCGAGGTCGACAAGCGACTCTTGTTTCACTTTGCCTCTGCGATTGTCTTGAAATGGAAGCAAGTCCACATTAAACACGCACAGGATACAATCTTTTCTATATATACCCACTTCAAGATCCCCTGAATCCCAGTCGCGTCCGCGATTGTATGAGTATGCAAAGGTATTGGGAAAATGTTTCCATAGAGGAGTATTGCTGAAATCCCCCCATCTCCAACTATGATAGTTGTCTGTTCCGTCGGTGAATGTAAACCAAATGCGTTCTTGGTGTTCTATCACATCCTGCCAAATACATTCGGTCTGATCATCTGACCACACCATGCAACTGCCATTAGTATATGCACCATGCGCTAACTTAAAGTTGCGAGACTTCATGGGTCTTGGATCTTGCCACCACGAACGTAACTTGGTAGGATTCTCTAAGTCATAGGTGATGATTGGCGACAAATCATTTTGAATGATAACATCAAGGTCGAAGAATACAAATCTTCCAGTAGGTTTATCTTCGGCGAAGTTATGGGTGTTAAAAATGAAAGTCTTTGGTCGATCCCAGCAACGTGCCATGCCGTATTTGAAATCCTCAGATCCAAACCAGTATTTCGGATGGATGTCGGGAATGTCTGGAAAGTCGATTACTTTAATCTCAGCGTCAAACCCTTCACTATTATCTGTGTAGCAATAGAAGTGAAACTCAAAATTATCTGGAGTATGCTTCTTTGCCATTCGATAAAGACGATTGACAAACTCAGCAGAATACTTTGTCCCCCATTTACAGCAGAGGTAATTAACTCTCATTGCCACAACCTAACGATATTTTCATCTAAACAATCAGATAATTCAATCTGTTCTTTTGCTGAGGGGTGAGGGACGTTATCAGTATTGAACAAACAGATCTTGGCATCTTTGCGAAACTTAAATCGTTCTATATCGTCGGGATGATGTTTACCACGATTCCACGAATAGATCCATCCGCCTGGAATATCCTTCCATAAATCTCTCTGCCTCCAGTAGTGATAATTGTCACTCCCCTTAAAGAAAGTTTTGAATACAGATTCAGAATTCTCTATAACATCTTCGTAGATATGTTCACATGATTTACCAGGCCATAGCATCATACTGGAGTTGAAAAAAGTTCCGCGAATATCAATAAACAATCTGTCGTGTTTCTGTGATTGTGGTTGCCACCGACATTGAATGATACGAGGTTTCTGCGCAAGTTCCAGAACATCGGTTATATCTTCTTGGATTACTACGTCAAGATCAAAATAGCACCAGTTACCTTCGTATCCCAACCAGTTGTGTGAATTAAATACTGAGAACTTTGCTCGATCGAAACAGAAGGTTTCTTTACCGAACCAATATTTTGGATGCAGGATACCATCGTCGGGTATTGGTGCAGTATCGCAAATTAAACCATCGGCATCATCAGTATAACACGTGAATGTAAACAGGTTGGTGTAGTTCTTCTTTACCATATTGTATAGATTATTTACATATTTTGCGGGATACTTATCACCCCACTTAATGCATACAAAGTTCATCATATTTTTTATCTGCTCCAGGAAACTGGTCTAGTCCATTTAATAATGCTATTGTGTAACTTGAACGATATACAAAAGATTTATTGTCGTCATCTATTTCATAGTAATCTGCACCATAAACAAACGAATAAATCTCGCCTTTCGGAAAATAATTAAATCTAAAATCTTCGTGCCATAAGAATCTATCGTCTCCAAAATACTTAACCATGAAGTAATCTGGATCTGATTGAAAGTGTTCCCATATATGTTTGGCAGTTCCATCTTTCCACATCATAACACTTGAGTTATAATTACTCAAGTAACGCATGTCATGGGTTTCACCAACATAATCTGGAAATTCTTTATTCTTCCAATAAGTATACGCTATTATTGGTTGGTTGTCAAGGTATTTCCACAAATGATCTAAATTATTTTGAATGCGAATGTCTAGATCCAAGTAAAGAACATCGCCCAAACCTCGTTGACTGAACAACCAAATCTTATACCAATGACCTTCTACATCATCTGGTAGAGGACAAGAAATAATAATAGGATCCAGACCAACTGGATCATCTGTGAAGCATAAATAGTTATACTTACGCTCGGTCGCTTCAACGATTTTATTTACATCGTCAGCGGAATATTTTGTGCCGTATTTAAGTGTCACTATTGTTTTCATAACGTTCTCGATTTTATAAATAGTACAGAATAATTTATAAGGGTTCTCCATGGCTGCAATTCAAAATCTATATATCGACCAAGGAACCACGTTTTCTTTGGCGATAACGGTGTCAGATCAATATGGCGAAGGTATGGATTTGACAAATTATACTGTTACATCACAGATGCGCAAGTCATACCAAAGTGCTACTGCGATAAATTTTACAACAGCAAAGACAACACCTTTAGATGGAATCTTAACAATTTCATTGACTGCAAATCAAACAAGCGCAATTTCATCTGGTCGTTATGTGTATGATATTGAAATTACAAGCAACGTAGAAACAGTTCGTGTTCTAGAAGGCATTGTTGTAATAAACCCAGAGGTGACAAGATGACAATAAACGTCTCAGTTGGTAATAAATCTACACCTAAAGTATCAGTAGGAATTTCAAATTCTATAAATACGAGTATAGTAAGTAAGAAAGTAGTTACACTAGAAACGCTAAGTGATGTTGATACTGACGCAGTACAGGATGGTTGGACCCTTGCATATAATGATACCACTAACAAGTGGGAGGCAGTAGATCCTGCTTCAGAATTGAATTTGGGAATAATAGACGGCGGAACATTTTAAATACTAACCAAATAATATCCAAAAAAGGAAACTGGCAATATGGCTACAATTATTCAAATTAAAAGAAGCTCAGGTTCAACTGCTCCAACAACAGCGGCTCTTCTAGAAGGGGAAATGGCATACGCACAAGACGCATCTGGTAACGGTGCTGGTGCAAAACTTTACATCGAATCAATCGAAGGCGCATCTGCCGCAATTCATGCTGTCGGTGGTAAGTATTTCACAGACAAGATTGATGCTCGTCTTATCGACGCAACAACAACAGTTGGTGGCAAAGCAACTTTTGCTGAAGGAACAAACAATGGTTCCAACAAAGTAACTTTGAAGGCACCAGATACACTTGCGGCGGATTACACACTTACCTTTCCTGCAAATGATGGTGATGACGGTCAGATTCTTACTACAAACGGTTCAGGCGTACTTTCATTCTCGGCACCTGCTTCCAGTTCGTTCACAATCAGCGACAACCAAGGAACTCCAAATACGGATTCCTTCTCGACTGGTGGAACTCTGACTTTTGCTGGTACTGCTGGTATCAAGACAACGATTTCAGACAATTCAGTAGGTATTGTTGTTGACGTAAACGGAACTACTGCAGTAGAGACTCTTGCTGATTCTGACGAATTCCTCGTTTATGATGCATCTGCGACTGCAAACCGTAAAGTAACTGCTGAAAATCTTGGCGATTACATCTATGCTGGTCTTTCAGGAGACATTACAGTAACTGAAGGTGGTGTTGTTTCGATTGCTGCTAACTCAGTTGCTCTTGGAACCGACACAACTGGTAACTATGTTGCTACTGTTGCTGGAACTGCAAACCAAGTTACTATCACAGGTTCAGGTTCTGAAGATGCTGCCGTAACGGTTGCTCTTACAAACGACGTTACTCTTGTTGGTGACCTCACAGTTGGTGGTAACGACATTAAGGCAAATGGCGGCACAACTTCTATCACTCTTTCGGGTGCAGATGTCGCCGTTGCTGGCGACTTAACAGTTACTGGTAATGACATTAAGTCATCTTCTGCTACTGCTATTACACTTGATGCTGCAAACGTTGCTGTTGCTGGCGATCTTACTGTAACTGGTAATGACATCAAGTCATCTACTGCTACTGCTCTTACACTTGACGGTGCGGATGTTGCAGTTGCTGGTGACCTAACAGTTACTGGAAATGATATCAAGTCGTCAGGCGGAACAACTGCTCTATCACTTTCGGGTGCTAACGTAACAGTTGCTGGTAACCTTACAGTTTCGGGAACAACAACTACTGTTAACTCGACAACTCTGACTGTTACCGATCCACTCGTATTTGTTGGTAACGACAATAACGCAACTGACGCAGTTGACATCGGTCTGTTCGGTATGTATGATACCAGTGGTACACAAGACCTTTACTCAGGTATCTTCCGCGATGCTACAGACGGTAAGTGGAGACTCTTTAAGGATTCGCAATCTGCTCCAACCACAACTGTTAACACAGCGGCAACTGGTTACACCATTGCTACTCTTGTTGCTAACCTTGAAGGCGGAACTATTTCTTCGCTTGCTTCGGCAATCAGCGTTCCAAACGGTGGTACTGGTGCGGCAACGTTTACTGCTAACGGTGTTATGTTCGGTAATGGTACTTCTGCACTCGGAGTTACCGCTGCGGGAACTGCGGATCAAGTTCTTCTATCTGGTGGTTCAGGCGCTGCTCCTTCGTTCGGCAATATCGACGGTGGAACATACTAATAAATAGATAAGAATGGGGTGGGACAATCCCACCCCAACTTTGTGGAGATAGATAATGGATCAAACAAAATTTATTAACTCGTATATTGCAAATCTTGCAGAACGACTGAAGGCATTAACACTTGATAATATCATGCTGAGTACGCAACTTACCATGGCAAATGAAGCGGTAGCAGATCTTACCCAGAAAAATCAAATTCTAGAACACCAAGCAAACCAACCAAAACCTGATGGTAGTTATGTTGATCTTGACGGTGGTCTGACGTTTGGCACTTCTGAGGAGTATTCTATCGGGGAAGAGGATTTAGATGTCGACAATAGTACAAATAAAAAGAAGTGAAACCGCCAGCGCAATACCCACATCGGGTCAACTTGCGATAGGCGAACTAGCTCTAAACTTAACAGACAAAAAGATATTCTCTAAGAAAACAGACGGAACCATCGTTTCTATCGGTGGTGTTGGAGTTGATGGTGGCGCTGGAACTACTTCGGTGGGCACAATTGCATTTTCTGATACTGCATTCAGCGATTTCGATGTAGACACAACCACAACTCCTGGAACAGCAATTGTTCGCCTCAATCAAATAACCGATCTTGACTATGGATTGATTACTGATGAAGTAGCAGCATATAATGCAGTTGATTATGGGAGCATCGCATAATGGCAGCAAGAGTCAAATTAAGAAGAGGTACTGCAGTACAGCACCAATCCTTTACTGGATCTGCTGCAGAAATTACCGTAGACACAACAAACAATTCGATAAGAGTGCATGACGGTTCCACTGCTGGTGGACATGAGTTGTTGAAAACCACTCTAGCAAACATAAAAGACGGGGCCATTCTTGATGGTGGAACATATACTGCCTAAATAGGGTGGACTAGGAGATACAAATGGCAACAATTTTACAACTTAGAAGAGGAACTACGGTCCAGCACTCAACCTTTACTGGTGCCGAGGGCGAAGTTACCGTAAATACAACAAAAGACACTATAGTAGTTCACGACGGTGTGGCTGCAGGAGGATTCGAAATTGTATCTCTGGCAGCGACTCAGACTCTAACTAACAAAACACTTACCAGTCCAACATTAACAACACCTGCTCTTGGTACTCCAGCATCTGGAACACTAACAAGTTGCACAGGTCTTCCGATCTCGACTGGTGTTTCTGGACTTGGTACTGGTGTAGCAACGTTTTTAGCAACACCCTCTAGTGCTAACCTTGCATCTGCCCTTACTGACGAAAGTGGTAGTAATACGGTTGCGTTTACCACAAGTCCAACGTTTGTAACGCCAACTCTTGGTGTAGCAAGTGCTACTACAATTAACAAAGTAACATTTACAGCTCCTGCAACTGGGTCAACTTTAACTGTTGCTGATGGAAAAACATTAACCGCAAGTAATACATTAACGCTCACTGGTACTGATGCTTCTTCTGTTGCGTTTGGTGCTGGTGGTACAGTTGCTTATACTGCAGATAAACTAAGTGCTTTCGCTGCGACTTCTTCTTCAGAACTTCTTGGTGTAATCAGTGATGAAACTGGTTCAGGTGCGTTGGTATTTGGCACAAGTCCTGCAATTACAACATCATTAACTACCCCAAGCACAACCTTTGCACTAGTTAATACTACAGCGACTACAGTAAACTTTGCTGGTGCGGCAACTACTCTTTCTATCGGTGCGGCCACTGGCACAACTACTGTTAATAATGCTCTAACTGTTGCTGGCGATCTCACGGTTTCTGGAACCACCACTACTGTTAATACCGAAACAATCAATCTTGCTGATAATGTTATTACTTTAAATAGTAATGAAGCAGGAACTCCTTCACAAAATGCTGGTATCGAAGTAGAACGTGGTACTTCCACTAACGTTGCTCTTCAATGGAATGAAACTACCGATGTTTGGGAATATACAGTAGACGGAACTAACTACATTCCAGTTGTTGGCACTACCGCAACCCAGACTCTAACCAATAAAACATTAACGACACCAGCACTGAATGGTGCGGTTGTAGATAATAATAATGCAGTTTCCGCTGCTGGTTCGACTCAAGCGGGTGCTACTGCTTTAACTGTAGATTATAACGTAGTTACTACAGTTGCTGCATCTACTGGAGTTAGACTCCCAACTGCCACTGCAGGACGTAGAATTGTAATTGTTAACAAGGGTGCAAACACTCTTAGCATCTATCCAGCAACTGGCGGAACAATCGACGCATTATCAGCAAACGCAGCAATTCAGGTCGCAGCAAATGGTTCAATTGAAATAATGGCATCATCATCTACACAGTGGTATTCTATCGCCCGTGTTGCAATTTTTGATTCCGCTGGGACTCTGCTTAACTAATGGGAACAATTGTTCAAATCAAAAGAAGTGAAACTGCCAATGCAATACCTTCTGTGGGTGATATTGCAGTGGGAGAACTTGCAGTAAATTTAGCAGATGGAATATTATACTCGAAAAAAACTGATGGTAGTATTATAGAAATTGGTAGCAATTTACCAGACGATTATTATCTCTCATCAAACCAAGATTTTGGTTTAATTACACAAAATGTGGATACCACGTTAAATTTAGGTGGTGTGGAGACTGAATCTTCTGCATCAAAAAGTCTTGGTGATATTAGCATGTACGTTGAATCTGTCGGTGTGCCTGCTTCATCCACATCAACTGGAATAGTAAATACTATTGCAATTGATACCAATTATCTCTACATCTGTGTTGCAACCGATACTTGGAAAAGAATTGCGCTCTCTTCTTGGTAATTATAAATAGTCCTAAAGAGGACATGATATGACGATTTCTACGAGACAAACATTAATAGATTACTGTCTCCGCAGACTAGGGTTCCCAGTAATTGAAATCAACGTAGACGAAGATCAGGTTTCTGATCGCGTTGATGATGCATTGCAGTATTTTCAAGAATATCATTTCGATGGTGTCGAGAGAACTTATCTGAAGCACCAAATTACAGGCAACACTCTTAAATTCAGCGGACTAAGTTCCCCGTCATTTAATCTCGGCGAAAAACTCGTTGGTGGAACATCAGGTGCATCTTGTACTTTAGTTTCATTAAGTGGCACAACTGCTACAGTTGGTGCGACATCTGGTGTATTCCAAGCAAGTGAAAACGTAACTGGAGAGATTTCTGGATTTACTCGTACGCTTGCATCTTCTCTGTTTTATACTGCTGGGGATTTAGATAACCAGTATATTCCCATTCCAGACGCAGTAATTGGTATCATCAAGATGTTCAATTTTAATGCTCCGAGCGATGGTATGGAAAATCCAAATAACATGTTCAACTTGGTCTATCAGTTTAGACTTAACGACATGTATAATCTTTTGGCAGCAGACCTTATCTATTACGCACAAGTTAAAACAACTTTGCAAATGTATGACCAGATTTTTCCTGGAATGCGTTCGATTAGGTTTAACAGAAAAACAGATAAACTTTACATCGATGTAAATTGGAGCGAAACTTTCCAAGTCGGTGATTACATTATTGTTGAATGCTATCGCATTTTAGATCCAACAGAATATACTAAAGTCTATAACGACATGTTCTTAAAGATGTATACCACTGCATTGATCAAACGTCAATGGGGTGAGAACATGAAGAAGTTTGGAGGAATCCAACTTCCAGGTGGTGTTACTCTTAATGGTCAACAAGTTTATGATGAAGCAGTCGATGAGATTAAACAAATCGAATCTGAAATGCAATTGAAGTCGGAACTCCCTGTCGATTTTTATACAGGATAAGAGATGCCAACGAATTTTTACTTTCAATCTGGCAATACCTCGGGAACAACAAACGAACAGCGTTTGGTGGAGGATCTTGTCATTGAAAGTCTTAAGATTTATGGACACGACGT